CGAATTAACTTGCCGTAGTCACCACCACTTGGAATGTTCTGAAGATTAGGTTCCGAGGAAGAGAAACGACCAGTCTCTGCTCCGTGGGCTTTGAAGTTAGTGTGAACTTTTCCTTCAATAAGTAGGCTCTTCTTATCTACAATCTTAGATTTTCCAGAAGTAGTACGGGTAACTTCTCCACCAAGGTATGGCATTACGTATGTAGTCATCAGTTTGTTTAAGTCTTGATACTCCAAGATGGCATCAACAAGTTCGTCCTTACCACGATAAAACTCAAGAGCATCAGATGAAACTGAGTAGTGCTGGATGGATATCTTAGAAGGATCGTTGTAAAGAAGGTCTTGTCCTTTAGGAGTTAAAGCAATCTTTAGTTTGATGTTTGGTTTAATTCCACGACCGCCTTGGTCTTTAGGACCAAACAACCACTTTTGCTTCTCTGCAATAGAGTTAAGAGAGAAGGCTTCCCCAGTAATCTTCCATGCTTTAGCCTTTGACACGTCTAGATCTTTATCGATACGAACCTTTAGTTTAGTCAGTTCTTCAACATCTAAAGTTGCTCCTGAAAGTTCCATGTCGCATAGAGCACCGACAACATCCATCTCAAGACTCCATACAGCCTTAAGGTTTCCCTCTAACTGTGGTGCCAACTTCTTGTATAACTGCCAAGTAACGTCTGCATCAATGCCAGAATACTTTGCAACGTCTTCAAAAGAATGAACCTCAACCTGTGCTCCAACGCCTTTTTCAACAGTAATACCTAACTCACGCTTAGAGCAGTCTGCAAGACCTAGTCCAAGGCGATTACGATTATCAATAATAAAAGATGCCATCAGGGTATCAAAGAAAGGCTTAGTGGGAACGACACCTCGGTAGTACTTGGCAATTGATTTTAAATCAAACTTAACGTTGTGACCGATCTTTAACTTATCGCTAAAGAATAGTGGCTTTAAAGCCCTAAATACTTCTCCTGGCAACAACTGTGCTGGAGGTGGACCGAATACTGGGCGCCAGTTTGCTTTGTTCTTTGAGTAGTCGGCATCAGTAATCTCTTTGCCTTTTTCTAGTTTAGTTAAACCACTCTTAAGCATGTCTTTATCCCAATGCAAAAACTTGCCATTTGGGTGTCCCATAGGGATGACGTCTACACGTCCTTCAGTTGCTAATGAGATCCACAAGACATCATTAACTACTGGTTGAATTCTATTTTCTCCAATTGTTTCCACATCAAAGGCGAAACTCGGTTGGTCTAAGTAGTACTTAACAAGTTCATCAAGTTGTTGTTGCGTTGTTATTATGTTCACGATTACCCCCATGGTTGTGTGTAGAAGGGCTGATTAATAAAAACCAGCCCATCTACAAGTTGTTGGAACTTTACCCTTGTGAGCGAGCAATACCAATTAGTTCAGAGCGGGGGGTCTCACGAACTACTTGATCTGCGGTATAAGGAACAGCCGCTGCTACAAGCCCATTGACGGTGTCAAGGTCCAACTTCCATTCCTCAGCAAGATCGCGACCACGCACGTACGTTAGGTTGTACTGTGTTGTTGGTCCCATTCCTGTGCGGGAAATCTCCCAGAACTCTCGTACGAGAGGTCCTTTGCGCTCATCTTTATTTGCTGCTGCAATTTGACGAGCGAATACTGGCGGTACAGTAAGTACTTGTACAGTCTGCTCTGCGCCACTTAGGACGAGAACATTCCATGAGAACTTACCGCGAGGCTTATCACCCAAGATATTACAAAGCGGGCACTCGTCTCCGATACAAACAAAAGACTTGCGTCCTTGACGCTCAATCCAGTGCTGTTCGTAAACTGCAAATGGTCCATCTTCTAAGAACTTGATGAGAACAGGATCTTCACTAAACTTGAAGTCTGTTGGATAAGCGGTTGTCTCAGGCTTCATGAGACTATCTAGCGCATCCCAGCCACCTTTTACAGTGGACGGTGCCTTCGGAGCAGATACTTCCTCTGCTGTGGTTGCTTCGATATCAGCAGAGTATTCTGCTGCTTGGAACTTTGGTTGTGTGATTGTCATGATTGTCTTTTCTGTAGGTTATGCAAGTTGGCATTGAGTCAGAATTATTTCTGACCCTCGTTTTCTGTAATAATCTTCCATCTACGAATTAACGCTTCAGTAAGATCATCGAGGTTACTCCACTCTACACGAGCGGAGCCTAGAAGTCCACGCACTGAGAATTCCTCAATGGCAGATTCTATGAGCGCTCTGGTATACACCCGATTTCCCCCAGTCTTAGACCCGTTAAGAGTCTTTGACCGAAGTCTATACGGGGCACGTGGGATATACCCTTTGCGCTCCCATAAGCGGATAGTAACAATGGTTTTTTCTAAAGCATGCGCTAACGCACCAATAGTAAAAACCTCTGTTTCTTCTCCACCTAATGACTTAATGATCGGGTTTTCATCCCAACCATTGCTCTCACCTTTTTTACGGCGAGAAACTTTAGGGTCTGGTTCCCTGCGCTTTTTCTTCTTAGAACCTGGAAGGTACTCTAAGTCAGAGAAAGATGCAAGGATCTCATCGTCCCCACGTAAACCTGGCATCGGTTACTTCTTATTAAGAACGATTGCCCATGAAACAACAAGTGGGTAAATGCTATCCACTTCTTCTTCAGTAAGTTCTGCGCTGTACATAGCGGCCATAAGTGCGTCTTCATCGACTACACGAATAGTTTTGTACAACTTATCTTCTAAACCTTTTTCAATGATAAGTTCTTCTGCAAGTTCTTCATTGATCTTGCGAGAAACTCGTCGTTGCTTTTTAAACCCATAGACTCCGTCAATAGGCTCATCAAATGATAGAAGGACATGGCCTTCACTGTCAACTTCTCCATCTTCATCAATCTTGGAAAAGATCTTTTCACGAAGTTCTTTAGACTTCTTTTCAAAGTAATCAAGTTGCTTTTTAACAAAGACAAACTCTTTGGCTTGACCAATAAAGTCATCCTCAGTTACGTTACGTGGTTCTGCGTCTTGTACTCGCGCCATGTTTCCTCCTATGGCCTATTATTTGTAAGGAACCCTATCAGAGATCCTACGGTTAAGTCAACTCCACCCTTTGAGTTGATACCTGCCCCATCTAGTACAGCATCTGCTACCGCGTTCTTTTGCGCCAACATGTCGTACTGCCTCTCTTCAATAGAGTTTTGCATCAAAATGTCCTGGATTATGACTGTAGGCCAACGACTAGACGCACGTTTAATACGTCCGTTACGCTGTACTGACAAACCCGCACTCCAAGGCAAATCGTAGTTAATTAATAGGTTTGCGTTTGGCAAATCTACACCATACCCACCCGCATCTGACGAAATAAAGACACGACACTCTGGGTCAGTTAAAAACTTCTCTTTGCTTGCTTCTTTTTGCTTTGCATCCATTTGACCTGTATAAGTAGTGCCACCTACTGTTTCTTGAATTAGATGCACCATTCCTACCCAAGAGGTAAACACCACTACCTTGGCGTCTGGGTCTGTGTCTAGGTGATCTTCTACGTACTGTTTAAGTACATTGAGTTTGTAGGACTTTGTATGGGTCAGTAGGTCTCGCTCTTTTAAACTTGAACAATAACTACTGCCTTCACCAAGTTCTTCTTCAAACTTTTTTGCCGAGTCTAATAGTAGTAAAGGATGGTCAGAGAGCATCCTCATGGCAGTAATCTTTGACATGATGGATCCTCGAAGAGCATCTGCGGCTCCTCCTCTTTGGTTTTCATGTCCGTAATGAGCCATCAAAGAAAAACTTGCCCCAAGTAATTGCTGCGCTTCAAGTAACTCCTGTTGAAGTTCTTCAGCGATGTAGTTATATAAGTACTTACTATCTTTATCAAACTTAACGTACACAGGATCTCTATGTATCGTATCGGGTAAGTATGGTGCTACGTCTGGATCGCTTTGTGTTTTACGTACTGATGCAACCTTTACACGTTCGTGAAACAAAGGTAAGTTGCGATAGCGTTGTACACCACCAAAATGATTCCGCACGATAAACGTCTGATCAAATAAATCAAATCTTCCAAGCAGTGAAGGATCAACGAACTGAAAAATAGAATACAATTCTTCAGGGCGTCCGTTCTCAATTGGTGTACCAGTCAGCGCAAACCTAACTTCTACATCTTTAGATAACTGTTTGACCTTCTTGGACCGTTGAGAACGGAAGCCTTTTATAGCGGTTGCTTCATCACAAACGATTGCATCCCACTTAACTTTGCTAACTAAATCCCAATCATTAACAATAGCCTCATAGTTGCATATTAAATACTTACTATCTGATGCCCACTGTTTTTCTCGTGCAGATTTAGATCCGTCTACAACAGTAGATGTAGAGTCAGAAAACTTAGTGATCTCTTTTTGCCATTGGTACTTAAGACTAGACAACGCAATGACAAGGGTCTTTCCTTCTAACTGCAAGTTTTCCAAGGCAGCAATAGTCATAACAGTTTTACCCGTACCCATCTCAAAGGCTACAAGCATTTGCTTACGCTCTACCATTTTGTCTACTGACTCTACTTGGTAGGGTTTTAATGTGCCTTTAAACATTATCTATGGGGGTAGGAGCAGTTGCTAGGCTATTGCATAGCGCACATTCCATATCCAACATGTACAGAGATATCTCTCCATCTTCAAACATTGCTTTAACATTCCACAGCGTGGAACCACAAACACACACGTGTAGGGGACGATCTTTATCTCTTAAATCCATGTGTATGCAGCCTTACCTTCCACCATGTGACGAGCGTGCTTGATGCCCCAGTGTATCTGCTCTTCGGTCATATCGCCAATGTCCTTAACATCTATGCCGTTGTAGTTGAAGAAGGTCAGGTTCATCCCATATGTATGAGCAAACTTTACGATCTCTTCAGAGGCTTTACGACCTGCATCATCCTTGTCATAGGCTGCCATGATGGTCTTAGCATTACGTAAGATCTTTGCTTGACTATCACTCAATGCTGCTCCATAAGGTGATACTGCTCCTGTATAACCTACAGATTCTAGACGAACAACATCAAGGGGCGATTCTACGATGATCACAGTGTCTGTGGTCATGTTCTCGATGTTGAACATGCTCTTAGACTTTTTAACCCCTCCTGGTTGATTCTTAAAGAACCTTCCTTGGGCGCCCTTCTCCTGCCATCCCCACAGGTTGTAATTCTCAGGATTACGAATAGGCAAGATCCATGCTGAAGTTTTGGGATCCCAAAGAACCCCACACTTTCGTGCAGCATCTGAGGTTAGAAACCGCTTTCGTAGTTCTATCTCAGGAGGCTCTGTAAAGACCGCTAAACGGGCTTCTGACATCTCTAATGGCTCTTCTGGTACCTCGTACACAGGCAGGTCACGCAACCGTGCTAACAAGTAGTCTGCCGTCGATTCCTTCTGCTCGTTCACGAACTCCTGGGCATCGAAGTAATCGATTCCCTTTAGGTCTCTAACAAGGGTAAAGATGTTTCCCTTATACCCGCAGGAAAAGCACAGGTGCATACCATTGTCGGTGTTAAACCACCATGAAGGATGGTTATCTTCTTTACCTGTACGTGCCTTATGCATAGGGCATAAGCCCTCAAGTTCAACTCCACGCTGAGAAGTAAACTTTAGGTCTAAGCCTACGATGACCTTCTCATAATCGATCATGGGCGATTCAACATCCAAGTTGTACAGTAGTTGCACTTAGTCGTCTCAGACTCATCATGAAAACAACCTGTTTCCCAAAGCCATGTAATAGAGGTTTCTGTAGGTGGGCAGTTACGGCTTGCAACTACGCGTAACTTACGGACTTCTTCATCCTCTTCTACCTGCTCTAGACCAAGGATTACGTCCGAGTCTTGGAAGAAGGAAGATGAGTAACCGATTGAGTCTGCAGTAACTTTTCCACCACGCATCTTCCAAAGAAGAGTTTGCGTAGTAATGATTACAGGCTTGTCAATGCGCTGTGCTAAACGCTTTAATGCGCGGGTAATGTTAGTGATCGCTTGTGGAGTGTTCATCTCTCCAGAAACCTCATCTAGCATCAAGTACACACCATCTATAAAAACAACATCTGGATTAGTTTGCTGGATCTTTGCAGACAAAGCAGAGACTGTGAGTCCATTTACCGCATCAACTAGATGGAATGACTGCATCTTATCCATGCGATCAAGCATGTCTGTAAAGCGCTTATCCTCTGCTGTAGTCAACTTTCCTCTACGCAAACGTGTGTGCGAGATGTGGGCGCGTATAGAATCGTGACGTTGTTGTTGTTCTTTGTTGTTCATCTCAAAAGACTGAAACATAGGGACTTTACCCTGCTCATGAACATTGATAGCCATCTTCAATGCGATCTGAGATTTACCAGTCTTTGGTGGTGCAATGACGGTTATTAACTGACCGCCCTGCAAACCTGCGGTTGCTTCGTCAATCTTTTCAAACCCTGTTGGGATTCCAAGAAACTCTTCGTTTTGTAATTTTAAGTATTCTTGATAACGCTCATCGGTATCTTTACTCAGATCCAACTCATGAGTACCTAGTACACCTTGGTCATTAACAAGGGTAATGGTCTTTTCCATTTGGATAAGAGCACCGTCGTATTCGCCAATACGAATCTGTTCAACAGATGCCTCAAGACCATTACGAGTAATCATCTCCTTGCGAAGAGCAACCATCTTATCGAGGATGTACTCGACGTTGTCAGCAATCTTTTCTTCTTCTAAGACTACATAGTTAGGATAGTTGTCAGAGATAACAACCTCTGAAGGTATCTCGTTGTACTCAGAGTAGTGCTGTACAACTAATTCCCAAACTTTACGATTGTCAGGGTCTAAGAACCAGGCTGCGTTTACTTTGCGTTGTAGTGCTGGAACGATGTTACGTTCACGAATGATCTTACTTATTAACCGTTGTTCGTTGTTCACGTTTGCCCCTTATAAGTTATTTAATTCTACGCCCCATGACCCATATCGAGCAACTCTGCTAGGAATGTCTATCATGCCCTTAAAGTTAGCCCTGTATGGTAAATCATCTATAAAGTTCTCTATATCAACATACAGTTCTGCATAGTTAAAAGGGTTAGCACCTCTTCGGTCTAACCTCTCCATGAAGTTGTCTAAGTGTTCTTGAGTCCAAAGGTCATCTTCGTAAGCAGCAAGTTCAATAGACAGTCCAAATTTGTTTCCTAAGTTCCACAGTTGACTTAATGCGACTGCGTTTAACTTAGTTATCTTTTTTTCTTCTGTAGTCCTGAGTAATTTCTTTGACTCCACAACTTCACTAAAAGCAACGACATCAATATGAACAATAATACGAGGCGGCGTTTCATTCGAGATGTCCCCATTTTTCATAGTACCTCTATAGTGTTGTATTTAATAATTAGATCTCTAAACTTTTTTGGATCATCAAAGGCCTCTTCAAGTTCACCTTCAGGAACTTCAGTGGGAATACTGATAAAATAACTTCCTCGATTGCTTTTACCTTTTTGGTTAATAAACCGAGTATGTTTGCAGGATCCGTCCTTAAACCACACGGGACAGTTGCATCGCAAGTCTTTAGTGTCGGTATCAACTTCTACTTCAAATACGCCAGCACCGCCAGCAGAGATGAACACTTGAATAGTGCGCCAAGAAGTCACTGCGTTCATCCTTTCTCCCTCAAGTCTGATCCAACTATAGGTACACGTATGAATGCTTCATTGGCAAAACTTGCCATAGCCTCAG